ATAATGCAGTCCACTCGAATAAGCCAAATCATCATTCGTAGCATTAACAAAGGGTATCTGCCCATCTGTGCCTACGCTTAGACTTGCTATCGTTACATCTCCTGACCCGAGAATACTCTCTCCGTTGATGGTCTTTATGTTAGTGCCTGAAACTAAAGTTGATTGAACCTCGATGTCACCCGAACCCAACAAAGAAGTCGAATTGATGGTTTTGATATTCGTTCCCGAAACCAAAGTTGATTGAACCTCGATGTCACCCGAACCCAACAAAGAAGTCGAATTGATGGTTTTGATATTCGTTCCCGAAACCAAAGTGTCTTGTTTCGCATCAACTTCCGTCAACAACGCCATCGAATCAATCAGGTCTGCAAATTGGACTTCCGTCGGTTTATCTCCGGTTTCAAAATATGTTTTTAGTGTGGTTCTATTGCTCATTATTGTACCTCAAAATTTTGTTCAATTCTCCAAAATCCAATGCCTTCCGGATTCAACGGCAAATCGCATCGGTCATAATTATATCTCGTGTTAATCTGAAAAGACAATTCTGCACCCGAATACAATGAATTAAATCTATATTCAATCGGCTGAATTCCCCACGTTTTATTCAATTCAAAATTTAAATCAAAAAATGAAAGGAAATCAGACGCAATCATTGTCGCATCATTCATCACCGACACCGCGTTCGATAGGTCATTCACCTCCGTCACCTGACTGAACACGTACATCGACACATTCCACGTTTGCGAAAATCCATTAGCTGATGCCGTTTCTGCATTCCAATAAACAGAAAACCCATCCATCGTTTGAATTTCATCAATGTCGTAAATCGTCCCGCGTTCCGTTTCCCGGATTTGGTCGTGTTTGTCACCTAATTCATTCATCACCGAAATCAGATTTGAAAATGTAAACGTTGCTCGTTCTGTGTTTTCCCACGAAAACGATGTCATTGGAATTTTGCAATTGTTATAACTCCACGCCGCGTTCAATTGTAGGTTAACAAATGCCCCTGAATACAAAGAATTAAATCTTTCTTCAAACGTGTTGATTGTCCAATTCTTGTTCAATTCCACATTCACGTTCATATCTCTTGAAAATGCCGCGTAATTATATGCATCCAAATAATTAATTACATCAGAACACACCAACGCACATTCGTTCATCACGTTTTCCGTGTTTGATGCGTCATTGATTTGCGTCACTTGCTCCATAAAAAACAAAACAAGATTCCACGTCGCACCATTATCGTTTGCCGCAACGCCCTCAATGTTCCAAAACATTTGAATCCCGTCAACAACCTGAACTTCATCGACGTCATACGCCGTTCCGCGATTTATTTCCCGGACTTGTCCGTGATTGGTTGCAAATTGTTTCAGAATTGTTTTTATGTTTTTTAAAGTAATCAATTAACTTTTTTTTATTCTTTTCAGATGGTCTATAAAATGAACCCCGTTTCATAACTATCGTCGTTTGGTTTTATAACATCACACCCCTCGCCCGGATTGATATACAACGGATAATCCGTCTCATTCTCCATCAGATACAACGTCGCACGTGTGCCGTATTCTTCCGCATTGTTCAGATACGTTTGTTGCAATTCGATTAATTCAGATTTAGAACCCGGTGTCGCATTATCGCCACTCATCACCACCGAACCTTTGTTCGTGATTTTATACGTTCCCTGACGAACGTACCTTGCTAATACCCAATTCATCATTGCATCCGCCAAATAATCGTCAATCAATGTGATGTTCAATGCCGTTAATGTGTCCGCCTTTATTTGTGCCAATATTTCATCAAACAATCCTGAACCCAAAATAGGTTCAACGAATAAATTTTGGCAATCCCTAATGATAGGAACTAACAGATTGTCATCCGTGTTTGAATGGATTATCGTGTTCGCCTTTATGAACGATGGCGTTAATATCAATGTAATTTCAAAACTCATTTCTTTTTCACGATTACTTGTTTCCAACTATGTCTGCAAAACGGAACGGAAATGTCTGTTCCCGGTGGTCTGTACCATCCACCCCTCGACAACCACACGTCTGTCACTTGTGGTGCAAACCCTGACGATTGCATATCGTTACGCAAAAGGTCTATTTGTTCACGTGTCCACAATCTATCAATCGACATCATTGCACGACAAAACATTCGCGATTTCCCGCCCGGTTTTAATTTAGGTGCGTCATCCCTTTCAACGTATTGATATTTGATTTCTGTCTTTTGTTTCACCACCGGTAAATTCAATATCTTCAATAAGTTCTTTCCTGATTGCAGCAACCCCCAATTCAATCCGTCGTTGGTGATTCTTCTTGCCTTCTGTAATATACCAACGCGTTGATGAACCTCTAATATTCCAACGCTTAACGCCTTTGCTATTTCACCTTTGGACATTTTGGGATTGGACTCAATCAAATTCAAAATCTGAACATCCAATTCATTCAGACTATCGAAATCAAATTCAATCGGTTTCCCGAATTCATCAGGCACAATGTCAAATGATTCCAAAACATCATAATCCTTCGCCGGGACACCTGATTTGGAAAACAATTCAACCATCTTCTTTTCTGCATCTTCTTCGCTGAACGACATCGCCGTTTCAACCTTCAAATCAATTCCCGTTTGTTGTGTAATTAGTTCACGCAATTCATTTCGGTCTAAATTGGCAACAATCGTCGCTTCTGACAATTCCAATTTGTGTTCGATTGGTTCGTTCGGTTCAAATTCAACGCCGCCAAATTGCAAGTCCTGAACCATCAATTTGTTTACGATACGAAGAACGTTTTGCTGACGTTCTGAAACATACGTTTTGCGGAATAATTCAAACGCCGTTGCCATTTCAGTTCGTCCGCCCAATTGACCTTCTGTTTTAACGCCAAAAATCATTGGTGACGTAACTCTATGACCGATGAAAATATTTTGTTGCACGGCTTGTGATAACTGCTCGTATCGTTGCGGCAAATCATTTCCCGATAATGAATCCAACGTCGGTGCGTGTTCCTTATCCGCCGCAAAGTTGATGACCAATTGCCCGGCATTCGATGAACCCGTGAATTTCTGTTTGAATTTCCTTTCGACTTCCTTTTTCTTTTCCTCATTCTGCGGAACTCCGTTGTTGAATGTCAACATCGTGCCGCCTGAAAACCCGTTTTTGATTTCGTTCGCCCAATAGTTAGCAATCTCCACATCAGTATCAATCGCCGCAATTGCACCCATATAAATCGGCAACGGATAAACGTCCATATTTGGACGATATTCAGCGAAGTAAATCACCGAACGAATGTCATCGCCGTTCTGTCTGTATTCAGGAATGAAAGTCTTTTCAGGTCGGTAATTTCTGCGACCATCCTTTGACCAATTCTTAGAATACCAATATCCACCTTCCGTGTTCTTTCTTAATCTGCTGAAATCCGTGTGATAATATTTCAATCCCGTTGCACCGCGAATGACCTCAATTGCAAAACCATTGTGCAATTCGTAATCCATCACCACTTTGCGAATAATGTCGTCCCAATTCTCAAATTCATTTGGATTCGACAACCATTGCTTTCCACGTGCGTTACGTTCCGTAATTCTTGACTGATATTGTAAACCACCGGCGACGATATAGCCTATCTTGCCGTTCACAATCGAATTATGTGTTGCAGACTCATTGAACAATTCAATCATTTTGTCAGGGAATCTGTTTTCTTCTCCGAAATAAACAACACCCGATTGTTTGTGTTCCTTCACAATCGGCGTTTGGTACGATTCTAATTGAATAAATATTTGGTTATCTTGGGTCGTAGCCATAGTAATTTCTTGAAATTGTGTTTTTGTTTGTTGTTGTTGATGAATCGTAAACCCTAAACAATCCACGCCAAATCGGTTCGTCTGATGGAATTGTCAAAGTTTCGGTTGCGACGTTGTAAATCGCACAATACAAATCACCCGGTCTTGGAATAGAAATGATTCCGTTCATCACATCTTCAACCGCATCTTCTGTGATGTCAAAGAATACAACACGCGGTGATTTGGAATAGTCAGGTGTTGCAAAAAACAACTTTTGTTCTTCCAATCCATTTCCGCTTAATGCAAATAAGAAATAGTCATTCGAATACTCGTTTGAAATATTGATTTGCAAAATTTGCGATTCGTCTTTCCTGACAACAAACATTTTTTAAATATACCACCACATTGAATTTTGATATAAAACAATGATTGTCGTCAAAGCATTTTTTACGCCAAATTATTTTTATTTTAAAAAAGACTTGGAAAATCCAAAATCCATTCTAACGCCATTTTTAGTCGATTTGCGGCATTTTAGGTGTTTTTTGATATGGTTACACCTAAAAAAATACTTCGTTGAAGTGTCTGATAATCAAATACTTACAAGACTAAAAATATGACGCAAGTTTCTTGGATTTGTTTCTATTTTTCTATATAAAACAAAAAGGGACACCCGTAAAGATGTCCCCGATAGTATGAACTCAAATCAACTATGCCAACAAATCCGCAATAATTGTCGTATCAATTTCAGGCATCGGTTCAACTTCCTCTGCCTTGAAATTTATCGTGTATCCGTTTCGGTCTGCCATTGCAGTTCCCCATTCGGACGTTGAAGAATCCAAACGAACTCCCGCCGCTTGTCCCATCAACCAATATTTGTCATTTTTGTCCTTAGCAATCACAACCAATTTTGCTTGTGCTAAAAGTTTGATTTCGTTTCGTTTGTCCTGACTTGTTTTATTAAGGACATACGACGCTAATTGTTCAAAGTAACGTGTTCCGTTTTCTCGGTTCACTTGGATGTTCTCGGTCATTGATGACGTTGCCTTTTCGGCTTCGTACGTGTACATAAATGCCGAACCTCCGATTGCCGTCACCATCCCGGACGCGTTTTGTGTTACCGCACCTAAAGTGCCAAAATCGCCCACAATGAATTCGACAATGCCGCCTGAACTATCGTTACACCCTATGGTGAAACCTTGTGTTAATGCACAACTCATTGTCTTATTCTTTTAGATGGTTAAACTGAAAATTCTACAACTTGCGACGGATATGCTACCTGAACACCTCTTTTGAACTTGATTGAATACTTCACATTGTCATCGTCTTGCGAATACCAAATTTTGAATTCTTCTTCCTCGTTCATCATATCAACACCAAGAACAAAATGGTCTTTTATTCCTAATATTAATCTATTAGTGCCAACTAATCCGGCCACGCCAACAACTTCAACGTTTCTTCCCGGAACACGCATTGTGTAGTTAGGGAAATTAGTCACGTCTATGTGGTAATTGTTCTTCGCAATTAGTGTATCTAAATAACCATCAAAGAAATCCGTTCCAACAAATAAAACACAATCTGAATTGCCTTTCATTGCCGCCGTTCTAGCATCACACATCGCGTTTACGATAGTATCGCTATTTCCTGACGCACCCGTTGTGATTGCAGTAACTGAACCCGTATTTCCGTCGATTGGAGATGCTGCATCGATAAGTTTAAGTAAACCATCGTATTTGCTAAGATACTCATTATCTGATGTAGTGTCACCTTGCCAATCTAAAACTTCAACGTGTTCTTTTATTAGTTTGACTAATTGGTCAGAAATAGCCGTTGCCATTTGTTCGTTTACTTCTGAATCAGCGTTTGAACCGCTTCTCAAAAGAATCTGCGTCCACTTTGCACGAAGGTCTTTCATACAAAGTGTGTCTTGGTACTTAACCGAACCAACCGCAATATTTCTTTGCGTTAATGTCGTTGTTCCCGATGCGTTAAACACACACGATGAATCTGCTTGTGGTACTGCGGAAATCGCTAACAACTGAATTGCTGCTGAACTTTTGATTCCCGTTTGAATTGTGAAATAATCCGCTGAAGTAGCTTCAAAATATGCTCTCCCGATTAGTTCTTCGCTTGTTTGGTCAACGTATGCCGTTAAACCTGAAACATCAAATCCCATTTTTTTATTTTTTTATTAATTGTTAAACTTACTTTTTGTTTCTTAATGCTGACGCCATTGCAACCGCCTTCGCAACCTTATCATTCTTGATTGGTTGTTTTGGTTCGTTTAATGGTGTTGGTTCTTTTTCAAATGCCGAAAGAACTTCATCCGCCATTGCTGAAACCTTTTCTGCTAATTGAGTTGTCATTTCCTCAACCTTTTCGTTTGTCGCGAATCCTTCTTTGAATTCCGCTAATTTTGCGTCAACTGCTTCCAAGATTTCCGCCTTGAATGCGTCTGAATCAAATCCTTCTTCTTCCATTTCAACCGGTACAACTGCGGCAACTAAACCGCCCACCATTTCAAATGATGTTCCATCTTCCAAAACGAATGTTCCATCTTCCAATGATACTTCGCCTTCTTCTGTGATTTTCATCACGGCAATTCCTTCAGCCAATTCACCTTCCCAACGAACGATTGTTCCGTCTGCTAATACTCCATCCATAAATGATTGTTCTTCTTCGCTATTTGTCAACGCGTCGTTGAACGCCTGAAATGCTTGTTTTAATTTTGATACTTTCATTAAATATATTCTTTTAAAATTTTAGACATTGATTGATTTGCGTATGGTTTAACATCGAATAATCCTTCAATGCTGAACCCCTTGTATTCTCCTGATTCCTTGACCTTCTGCCAAACGTCATCGTTTTCTATTTTTGCGGCAATGAACCACGTCCCGTCCGCGATGTTTTCAAATCCCTTCGGTGGTTGTATTCCGATTGATGCATCAGTCACCCACGATTGAAATATAAAACCACCTTCAACCATTCTGCTTGAATCGTGATTTTCGTTAATTGCGTTTACTCGTTTGTCACGGAAGAATTGTTCAACAATCTTTCTGATTGTTTCCTTTCTGAAGATTGCGTGATACTCGCCGCGTTCCGCATCCATTCTGTAAATAGGCAAATCAGGAATCATTGCAGCACCAACGACAATGCGTTGTTCATCGTCCGCGATTCCAAATTTGTATTCCTTGTTGAATGCCTGATATTCGACACCGATTGCCGGTTGTTCAACCAAAGCAACCGCCGTAACGCCCGTTGCTTCACCATCCAATGTCAATTCAAAAATTGGTAAATCCATTTTCTAAATAAACCAACCCGAACCATTTTGTCAAATTTTGACCTTATGCACAAAAAAAGCCACCCCGTAAAGAATGGCTATTTAATTAGATTATGATATTTATTTATACCTCGACAACTTTTGGCAATCCGTGTTTTATGTTGTGCCTGATGTATGTGATTTCCGGGTCTCCGCTGACATAGCTATTCCACGCCTTAATCACTAACGCCAACAAGTATTCAGAGTCTAAACCAATTTTATTCTGCTTTGCCTTTGTTGCCGTTTTTCTAACGTATGCAACCGCGTTGCCTTCTTGTTTTGTAATGCCGCATAATTCTTTTATGAATTCTTCAATATAAGGATTCGAGAAATCGCCCTTTGTCAGGACGTAAGTATAAAATCCGATTTGTGTTGTTCCAAAAGTCTTAATCACTTGCTTTGTCCAATTCCTGACCGAAAAATTCACAAGTTCGGAAACCATTTGATGGTTTTCATCCATAAAACTCAAACCCCTTGCATTCGTTAGTGAATTGCGATGTGCGTCTCCTTTCTTACTCAATGCCTTTCTTTTGTTTTGGTAATTCACTAATGACTTAACCAATGCCGCCGCATTCGTCGAATTCTTGTATCCGTTAAATTTCAGAACATCAGAAAGTGAACGATTGATACCCGTGTCGATTGTGTCCATCACATCAGGGTCAACTCCCTTTATTAATGGAATCCAAAAACTGAAATTAGCTTCTATACACGCCAACAATCGATGTTGACCATCTTTCACAATTCCATTTTTGTCAATAATAATTGGTTCTCCGTTTTCCTTCCAATACCCGGCAATCATATCGTTGACATACCTTCGGAATGTTGTCTTTTTTACATTTCGATTTCCTTTGTTAGACTCTAATAAGTCCTTTGCGATTTTTGGCGTTAGGTAAATAACCTCTGCCGATAAATTTGTTCTTTTCATATCGTTTATTAAACTGATACAAAACTAAACAATTTTTGTTTAATAAAAAATCTATTCCGTTACCACCGCCCTATTGTATATCCCTGAAACACGTTCAGACGAATTTCGGATGTCGGTTTCCGTTACAAAAACTTTGATTTTTTGCTCCTGATTTTCCGTGCTGAACGTTGGAATGATTGGCGTAACATTTGCCGTTGGCGTTTGACCACCGCCGCCACCACCGCTTGTTGATGAAATAGATGTCGATTGAAATTGTTGATTTTTGATTCTGTTGACATCAGCAAGTCCACTTGCTAATGCTGACCCCGCCATTATGAAAGGATAAGCCGGGAATGCCGTCGTTATAGGACTTGCTGCTGCTGCTTTATAAACAGAACGGACGGAAGAATAAGTATCCAAAATTGCTTGTGCAATTGCAATACCTTTTTGAACCTTAAAAACTTGTTCCGCCCTTTTTTCGTCCTTTATCGCAAAAGAATCTAACAAATCAGATATTGCAGCCATTCCCGTCATTGCCGCTTTGATTTTCATATCGTAAACCTGCTCTTCCATTTCAATCAATTTGTCTGCTTTCCATTGCTCAAAATCAACCAACGCTTCGCCTGATTCGACTGCCATTTCAAATCGCTTTCTTAGGTATTCGCTTTCACCTTGTAAATTTTTAGCCCAATATTCTTCACGTGTTAATAGTTTTATTTCCTCGCCTTCTTCAATCGCTTCTTCTTCGGAAATTTCCAAATCATCTTCAAGTTCTTCGTCGCTGTCTTCGATTTGTTTCAGTTCCTTCGCCGCCTTAACTTCGGCTTGTTTTTCGGTCTTTTTCTTAGCGTTTAATTGAGCCAATCGAATGTCAATATCTAATTCCTCATTCTTTATCTGTTTAAGTTGTTTTTGAATTTCTAATATGTCACCACCGATTGCCAATTTCGACATTTCCTTTTCAACCGCCGCCGCACCTGAATTGACCATTGAAATCGCCAACACCTTCAATCGTTCTGCCAACGTGTATTCCTTTTGACGTGCTATTTCCTTCATCAATAACGTTTCCAATGACTTGATTTCCTCTTTGGTTTGGTCTTGTAGGATTTCAAGTTGTTTTCGTTTTTCCGCCGTTATTTCTACATTTGAGACACCATTCAATTCGTTCAATTCGGCTTGTTTATCCAATGCATCCAATTCCAACAACGTCAATTCCTTAGATTCACGCAATGCGTCAATTTTGTCGTGCAAACGTTGTGTTGTTTGCAAAATAGCGTCTTTGATTCTGTCCCAATATCCAACGACTAATCCCAACGCAACAACGAACGCACCGATTCCCGTTGCAATCAACGCCGTCCGCATTCCCTTCAATGAAACGTTGAACAATTTCGATGCCTCAACCGCGTCGCGAATTCGTGTCGCCATTCCACCCGTCAACGAATCCAACACCGCAATCGCACCGCCGTTCTCCGCAACCTTATCAAATGACGATGCCAATTCACTATTAGCACTTGAATACATTTCTGTCGTGCTACGCAATGAATCAACGCCATCTTTCATTTTACCTGATTGTCCATTCAGGTCTGCAACCTTGTGATTCAATTGGTCGATTTCCGCCGTCGCCTTATCTGCGAATGATGTTAGGTCTTGGAATGCTTTCGAATTCTCGTCAATTTCTTCCAATTCAACGTTGATGTTTTCCAACGTATCTTCCAACTCCTGAATCGTTTGTGCGTTCTCGAATTGTGTTTTGATATTAAGAACAATGTCCTTTTTCATAGTTTAATAATCTGATAAAATAATGTAATTGTGCAATCTGAACCCGTCCCAGTCATATCAGATGTTTGATACAACCTGATTGATTCGCCGAAGTCCAAATGCTCTGTTTGATGGACTAATAATTCCGTTGCATTCGTTGATAAGAAAAACGTAGTTTCTGAACGAATCAATGTATTGTTCGACGTTTCCGTTTCAATGTGTAATTGCCGCGAATCAG